AATAATAGTATTTACGCAGATGCCTATGATGAGATTCTACCAGAACTTTGGAAGGGGTATGACGGAACAGGCGAGCCTTATGGTCTTGTTAATCGTAAGCTTGCAAGAACATACGGAAGATTGGGTGAAAAGTCGTTAGACCCTTCTATTGAGGGATTTAACCCATGTGCAGAGATTGCTCTTGCCGATGGTGAGTCATGTAACCTTGCAACTATCTTTTTGCCAAATGTTGAAAGTCTCGGGCAGTTGTTAGAGATATCAAAACTTCTGTACTTGATTCAAAAACAGATAACTCAGTTATCATACCCTTATGAAAAAACAACAAACATTGTTAGAAAGAATACCCGACTTGGGCAATCAATTACTGGGATTCTGCAATGCACTGAGCAGCAAATTGGTTGGCTATCTCAAACCTATGAGTTCTTAAAAGATTTTGATGCGTTCTATAGCAAAGAGCGTGGTTGGAACCAATCTGTTCGTTTAACAACGGTTCAGCCGTCAGGTACGCTTTCACTGCTTCCAGGTGTGACTCCTGGAATCCATCCAGCTTTTGCCCCGTATTACATTCGTAGGGTCAGGTTTAGTTCTGTTGACCCACTAGTGGATGCATGCCGTAAGCGTGGTTATAAAGTTACATGGGATATGGGCTTGGATGGCAGGGAAGACCACACAAGGTATGTTGTGGAGTTTCCGTGCAAATCTCCAGACAATTCAATTCTGGTTGCAAACATGACTGCTCTTGAGCAATTAGAGTGGGTTAAGAAGATGCAAACAATCTGGGCGGATAACGCAGTATCTGTAACGGTTTATTATCGTAAAGAAGAATTGCCAGCGGTGAAAGAGTGGTTGTCTAACAATTACGACTCATCTGTTAAGTCAGTATCTTTCTTGTTGCATGTTGACCACAACTTTCCTCTACCTCCGTATGAAGAGATCACTAAAGATCAATACGATAAAGTGTTCTCTAAATTAGACTTTTCAACTCCAATTCATCAAAACGCTGCCAACTTGGATATTGATTTGGATGATTGTGCGACAGGTGCATGCCCTATTAAGTAACTATTCAACAATTTGTGTACAACAATAATCCCTATTTCATTAAAATTGGTGTATACTGAAACATATGTCCGATATTATTAAAAATAAACGCATCTGGGTTCCAGACAGAACATTTGGGGTTTGCATTTGGATAATGCCAAATGGACAACCTTTGTCTGATGGTGATGGGTATTTATCTGCAGAAGGTTTTATTGGTGACAAGAATGTTGAATCAAGAGTTGAGGCTGCTGCAAAATACTGGACTGGCAGTGAAGAAGGTGAATTGGCTTGGGTACATGGAGCCAGAAAAATTTCTGGTTCAGAGAGAGATGATCAAGTTGCAAGATTTCATGATGGTCTGATCCCAGACCCATTGGAAGACGCTTTTGACGGATTGAGGAAAAATGGAAAATAAAACAACACATATGATTGATCAAGCTGTTGAAGAAGAAATTGATGATTTAACATATTTTGGATTTGATTCATCTCCAACTAATGATGACCCGTTTGCAAAAGTTTCTTATTCTAGTCTTTCACCAAAAATGAAAAGGAAAGTTTCAAAACTTGCAAAGAAGTTTGAAGGAATAGATGGTGTAGCCAGTAAGTATATTGACCCAGAAACTCTGGATGGTTATAGTCTTTATGATATTGTAAACCCTCCATACGATTTAGATACGCTTGCTGGTCTTTATGACTCTAGCGCTATCCATAATGCCTCAATTGCTGCAAGAGTAATGAACACTGTTGGTCTTGGTTTTGAGTTTGTTGAAACAATTAAAGCTAAAAGAAGATTAGAAAAAGCAGCTGGGGAGCCAGAAAGACTAGCGAGAGTGCGAAAAGTTATTCAAGATGAAAAACAAAAGCTTGAAGATATTTTTGAAAACACTAACAAGGAAGAAACTTTTAATGAAACAATGATTAAGATTTGGCAAGATGTCTTAACCGTTGGAAACGGATACATGGAAATCGGTAGAAACAATGCTGGGGAGATTGGCTATGTCGGTCATATCCCTGGGACATTAATGCGTGTTCGCCGTAAAAGAGATGGCTATGTGCAGATTGCTAAGAGCAACAAGATCTCTGCCGTATTCTTTAGAAACTTTCAAGATTTAGAAACAGAAGACCCAATCAATACCGATTCAAATCCAAATGAAATTATCCATTTTAAAACCTACTCCCCTAAGAATACTTATTACGGTATCCCTTCGGCAGTATCTGCTGCTGCTGCAATTGTTGGGGATAAGTTTGCAAAGGAATATAATATTGATTACTTTGAAAACAAAGCAATTCCTCGCTATGCCATTATTCTTAAAGGTGCGAAGTTAAGCAATAAATCAAAACAAGAATTGATTAATTACTTTAGAAAAGAAGTCAAGGGTCGCAATCATGGAACCTTAGTCATTCCGATTCCAGCATCGCTTGGATCGGATAGTGATATTAGATTTGAAAAATTAGAAGCTGGAATTCAAGATTCATCATTTGATAAATATCGTAAATCAAACCGAGATGAAATTCTTGTTGCAAACAGAGTTCCTGCCCCTAAAGTTGGTGTGTATGATAATGCCAACCTTGCGGTGTCTAGAGATGCTGATAAGACATTCAAAACACAAGTGATTGGTCCAGATCAATCGGTTGTAGAAAAAAGACTAAATCGTGTTGTTAGTGAATTTAGCGACATGGTTGTATTACAATTCAAGCGCATTGACTTGATTGATGAAGACATTCAATCAAAAATTAATGATAGATATTTAAGAACAGAAGTTATTGCTCCAAACGAAGTTCGTCAACAACTTGGATTACCAGAAAGAACAGATGGCGATGAACCATTGCCTTTCCCAACAAAGATTAAAAAAGAATCCGCTGGACCAGGAGCGCCAGCGGGCAATTCTAACAATATTTCCTCTCAGCCAAGAAATGCAATATCAGATACTCGTCAGGGTTCTAGTGACCCAAGAGCGTCTGGGGATCAGGCGGAGAGAGGTGAAGTACAAGATACCACAGGAGGTTCTTAATGAGTTACGGAGCTGGAATTATTTTTTCCGATACAGCAGTGACTAGTACGAGCGGCGCATCGGGCGTTGTATCTACTAATGGTCACACTAAATGCATACATTTTTATAATACCCATGCTACAACAAATGCTACGGTTAAGTTAAATGGTGGTCCACATCAAGTGGTAATTCCAGCAATTAACAGCGGCGGCGGTTATGTTGAGGTTGAAGGTGATTTTACAACTTTTCAAGTTATGACAGCAGCCGTTACACTTGCTGTATATGCAGTTGCATAATTTGCTTGCATTATAATAATGTATTATACTAGGGTTCACTATCTTTATGGACAATCTTAATTTTTCATTTCCAATCACAATGATTAAGACAGAGCAGCGCATTGTATGCGGTGTTGCTACAGCTGACAATGTTGATAAGTCTAATGATATTGTTGATTTTGCAGCATCAGAGATTGCTTTTAAAAACTGGCAAGGCAACATTCGTGAAATGCATGCCCCTATTGCTGTTGGAAAAGCCATTAGTTACAAACCTTTAAAGTTAAAAGGCGAGGATGGTCAAGAGTATAACGCTATTCAAGTGGAAGCTTATATCTCCAAAGGTGCCGAGGCTACTTGGCAAAAAGTTCTTGATGGAACACTTCGTGCCTTTTCAATCGGTGGTCGCATTACAAAGAAAGAAGTCATGGAAGGCAAGATGCATAATGGCAGACCAATTTCTATTATTAAAGAATACGATCTTGGTGAATTAAGTTTGGTGGATAATCCAGCAAATGCTATGGCAACAATTGATTTAGTAAAAATGAATAATGTTGGGGATTTGAATTACGCTCTTGATTGCGATTTGGATTGCCAAATTGAAAAAGCAAAACAACCATTAAAAGACCCAAAGGGTGGGTTGACTGCTGCTGGTAGAAGGCATTTTAAACAAACAGAAGGTGCAAACCTAAAGCCAGGTGTCCGTGGAGCTGCCAATACCCCAGAGAAAATGCGCCGCAAAGGTTCTTTCTTAACAAGATTTTTTACAAACCCTTCTGGACCAATGAAGAAGCCAAATGGCGAGCCTAGTCGCTTAGCTCTTTCTGCCGCCGCATGGGGTGAGCCAGTTCCACAGAACTCTTCAGATGCCGCTGCTCTTGCAGCCAAAGGTCGTAGGTTGTTGGAAAGGTATGCCAACACTAAGAAGAAGAGTGTTTCGGAAAATGATTTTGATAACTCCTTACTTGATTCTCTGCTAGACATTATTGAGAGTTCGGGTTATGCAGAATCAATTGAAGAAGATTTTACAATGGCAACTGATAATGTTGATAATGATATTATTGATATGCTCTTGGATGAATTATACGAGGAGATTGTTATGGAAGTAGAAAAATCATGTAATTGTGAAATTAATGTTGATAAGGAATTGCAAAATTTAGAAAAATATGATAGTGTAATCCCTATGGATAATTCTTTGACAGATAACAAGATGTCATTTATTAAGAAGTTTATTAATTGGGTAGGTCCAATTGATAATTTAGGACTAGAAAAGTCCGAGCAGGATACAGAAGCTTCAACAGAAGCGGATGTGATTGTTGAACAAGTGGAGGAACAAGATATGGATATTGAAGTTCTTAAAGAAGCCCTTGGTTCAGTCATTGATCAAAAGCTTACCGACTTCGCAACTTCATTTAAACAAGAAGTAGAAGCGAATGTTGATGCTAAAATTGAGGCTGTAACAAAGAGCGTTGAGGATCAGAAAATTGAATTGGCTGAGAAGTTGGAGACAACTGAGAAAGCCTTAGAGGTTCAAACAGCAAAGGTTGAGGAATTCGCTCAAGCAGGAGCTGTTAAGAAAAGCGTTGACCCAGAAGATGATGAAGATGGTGAGGAGCTTGTTAAGTCCGCACCAAAGTCATTCTGGAGCAATATGTATTTACCACAAGAGTTAATTAGCTCTTTGGGTTATAGGTCATAAGGGAGGATCATCATATGGCAACACAAAATGAAATTTTAGCAAAAGCTAATGAAGTAACAACGGCAGTGGTGAACTCGGGTAGCGGTGTAAGCTCTATCGGTGGTCTCCTTAATGCAGAACAGTCAAATCGTTTTATTGATTTCGTAGTAGATCAATCAACTTTGATGCAAAGTTCAAGAGTTGTGCGCATGCGTACACCTCAGGTTGACATTGACAAGGTGTCAGTCGGTACAAGAATTATGGCAAAAGCAACAGAAGCCAGTGACACTGGTTCAAACGCAGCGGTAACTTTTTCTAAAGTTTCGTTGAACAGCGTAAAGCTTCGTTTGGATTGGGAATTGAGCACAGAGTCGCTAGAGGACAACATTGAGGGTGCTTCGTTAGAAGATCACCTTGCACAAATGATGGCTCGCCAAACAGCAAACGATCTTGACGATCTTTTGATTAATGGTAACACATCATCCAACAATGGTCTTTTGAAGGCTCTTGATGGTTTCAGCAAGTTAGCTCTTGCAGGTGCAACTGTTGTTGATGAAGCAGGAAACAATGTTTCCCGTGCAACCTACGACAGAGTTCTTCGTAACATGCCAAGCAAGTATTTGCAACGCCGTAACGAATTGCGATTCTTCACAGGCTCGGCAGTTGTGCAAGACACATCTTTCAGCTTGCAGAGTCCTAACTCGGCAACAGCCGCAACAGCTGGAGCAGCAGCCCCAGCATCAACATATGGTGATCAAGCATTCTTGAATGGTTCAATCCGTGCAAACGGTGGTCCAGGTGCTACTGGAATCTCTCCTTATGGTATTCCATTGGTAGAAATTCCACTTATGCCAGAGACAGTTACGGGTGACTATTCAGCCGCTGCTGGTTCACATGGTTATGTTGAATTAACATTCCCAAACAATAGAGTTATTGGTATCCATCGTGACATCACCCTCTACCGTCAGTTCCAACCAAAGACTGACACAATTGAGTACACACAGTTTATGCGTGTTGCAAACAACATTGAGAACCTCGCTTCTTATGTTCTTGCAAAGAATGTCAAACTGCGCACTCTTTAATATAAATAATTAATGTAGAAAGGGTGGAGTGTGAGTAATCACCCTCCACCCTCTCTCATGTTATACTGGATATAAGAATCTATAGAATAGGATGGTTTATGGTAAACAGAGATAATGTAGTTACAACTGAAACAGCAGCCCCTCGCAAGAAGGCTCCAGCCAAGAAGGCTGCAGTTAAAAAAGAAGTAATCCCTACTGATGGTGATAATGATGGCTTGGTTGATGACGGAAAAGAAACGGAGCGCCCTGTTGAATTGGCGAACATTTCTAGCGATACTGAATCCCTTGTGATTTATTTTGAAAGTGGAATGGGTTATACAACGGGAACGGGAATTAGGTTTACAAGAGAATCCCCAATGAGGGAAGTCTCTTTTGCGGAAGCAAATTTACTTTTAAGACTTTCTAATTTCAGATTAGCTAATGACGAAGAAAAGGAAATGTATTATAATAACTTGGAGGGCTAATTTATGGCAGGGAATCTTTCAAACTATCTAGAGAACGAATTACTTGATCACTTTCTAGGCACAACCGCATATACTATGCCAACCACTGTTTATGTTGCTTTGTACACAGTTGCTCCAGATGATACAGGCGGTGGAACACAGGTAACTGGCGGTTCGTATGCTAGACAGCCTGCAGCTTTTGCTGCTGCATCTAGTGGTGCAACATCCAATAGTGCGAATATTGACTTTACGGGAATGCCTGCGGCTACAACTGTAGCTATTGGTATTTTTGATGCAATTACATCTGGGAACTTACTATTGTGGGGAACCCTTACAACGAACAAAACAACAGATGCTGGGGATACTCTAAGAATCGCAACAGGCGATCTTGATATCAGCATTGACTAGGAGATTAGTATGCTGAGAAGAGAATTTAGCGGTGCGGTCTTGAGGACAACTCTTTCTGCCAACATCAGCAATAGTGCTTCTTCCATCTCAGTTGTTGACGGTTCAACATATCCAAGTGGTGCTAACCCATTTGTAATTGTTTTGGATCGTGGTAACACTTCAGAAGAAAAAGTTTTAATCTCTTCAAGAGCAAGCAATACCCTTACTGTTTCTGAAAGAGGGTATGACGGAACAGTTGCCAATGCTCACATTTCTGGTTCATTTGTAGATCATGTCCTTGATGCAGCTGTTATTCAAGATATGAATACAACGACATATGACAATGAAGTTCTTGTCTGGATGGGGGTATAACATGGCTAATTTAACGCCAAAAAGTTTCTATATTGGTAGTGGTTCTGCTACAGATGCTTATACAACAGCAAATACAGTTGGTAATTATTCAATTATTAAAAACATTAATCTTTGCAATACAACCTCTTCCAATGCTGTATGCAGCATTCATATTCTTGTTGGGGCAGCAACGGCTGCGGCTAATAACAAGGTGGTAAGCAATGTTACTGTATTGGCAAATAATGTTGTGTATTATAATACATCAGTAGTTATACCTGCTAATAGTAAAATCTATGT